CATTGCATTAAAAACGCAAGCGAGTTAATTAACCAGAGCGAAAGCGAAAAAGCAAAGGGTTTACTTTTATCGGCTGAATTGCTTTTATCGGAAAAACTTACATCCGACAACAGCGATTATGCGAAATGTAGTCATGTTATTGGTTTAATTTGTGGCGTACTTGATATTACTATAAGTGAATGTGATGAATTAAATTTACATGAGATTTATCATAAAATTGTTGAAATAAAAAACGTCGTAAAAGAATTAAGTCAACACTTTGCATAGTCGCAGAACGTTGGCTGTAAACAATCTTTGAAAGGATAATGATTTTATGGAACTAAAATTTAAAGTGCTGGACTTAGATACAGGTAAAGTTTACGAACCTGAAGATATAGACAGAATAGGTTTTTTTGAAGAAAAACCAGAGAGAGTCACTATGATTAATAAAGGTGTTGAGAAAGCACCAATAATTTATAACTTCAAACTTTTACAGTTTACAGGAGTTAAAGATAAAAACGGGGAAGAATTATACGAAGGGGATAAAATAGGAGCTGTTATTATTTATAAACTTCAATATGTTGTTGGTGTAATAGAGTTTAATAGTCACAATTGCGCTTTTGGTATGAAATCGCAGTTTGGATTTTTTGCCTTTCCTGATATGGGTTCTTTTACAATTGAAAAAACAGGGAGTATTTACGATGAAAAAATATAAACGCCTTGATTGTATACGGTTCACAAAGTATACTTAACTTGTAACTCATTTTTTACTTTCCTTGTCATTCCTCTGCTGAATGCGTTGGTTCCCTCTCTGGCCAACGCATTTTTTATTTATTATAAAATAAATTGACATTTTGATTACTTTTTGCATATATTAACATATGGAAGATCTTTGAATTTATTAACAAAAGAAAGTAGCTCAACCCGGCTTAAAGGTAAAGAAATGGTGGAATTTTCTTTTTCTGGGGTACTTGTTCTTTTGTTTAAACTTACAAATAAGGTTAAATTATGGTAAAAAAAGAGAAACCTACCGAAAAACCAGAACCAAACTGGAGGCATGAAAACGGGAGATTTAAAAAAGGTTGTCAATTCTGGAAAATGAGAACATCTGTTGGCAGAGAATTAATATTTAAATCGCCTGAAAAATTATTAGAAGCATGTGAAGAGTATTTCCAATGGGTGGAAGATAATCCTCTTGTCGAAGAAAAAGCATTTGCTTCACAAGGTAAACTGTTAAAAACAGGTATGGATAAACTTAGGGCAATGACTTTAGATGGCTTATTATTATTTCTTGACATTGATGAAAACACATGGTATGAGTATAAAAAACGCCCATATTTTAAGGAAGTCTGTACACGCGTAAGTAAAATAATTTACAATCAGAAGTTTACAGGTGCTGCTGCTGGTCTGTTCGAACACAACATAATTGCTGCCGAACTTGGGTTAAAGAACAAGGATAAAAACACAGATGAAGAAGCACCACCATTAACAATAAATTTTCAGGTTAAACCTGCTGTTTCTGATGTAAAGATAACAAGAGGTAAAAAGAAAGGGATTGATAAAAGTGAATCTGACTCTTAATTACCCGCAACATGTTTTTTTGAATGAACTAAACACAAAATACAGGGCTTTTGTCGGTGGGTATGGTTCAGGAAAAACATTTGTTGGTTGTAATAATTTATTAATATTCGCTTCTAAATACCCAAAAACGCCACAAGGTTATTTTGCACCAACATATAGAGATATAAGAGATACATTTTGGCCAACATTCGATGAAGTGGCCTTTAACTTTGGATATAATACCAAAATTAACAAATCTGACAAAGAGGTTCATCTTTTTAGAGGAAAGTTATATTATGGTACTATTATTTGTCGTTCTATGGATCAACCAGGTTCTATAGTTGGGTTTAAAATAGCTAATGGATTAGTTGACGAAATAGATGTTTTCCCAAAAGAAAAGGCTTTACTTGCATGGAGAAAAATAATAGCAAGATTAAGATATGTAGTTGATGGAGTTGTAAATTCATTAGGAGTGACAACGACACCTGAAGGTTTCAGGTTCACGTATGACACATTTGCACTAAATCCAACAGAATCATATTCAATGGTTCAATCGTCAACATATGAAAATGAAAAAAACCTCCCTAATGATTATATACCTTCACTTTATGAAACATATACACCAGAACTTGTAGACGCTTATATCAATGGTGAGTTTACAAACCTGAATTCTGGAACCGTATACAAGTATTACAACAGAAAAAAGCACAGGTCAAAAGAAATCGTAAGAGAAAGAGAACCGATATTTATCGGTCAAGATTTTAACGTTGGCAATATGTGGTCAGCAATATTTATACAAAGGGGAAAAGTCTGGCATTGTGTCGGGCAGTTAAAAGGTGTTTATGACACTCCTGAATTAATACGAATATTGCAAGAAAAATATCCGAAAAACGAAATAACAGTTTACCCTGATGCTTCTGGCAAATCAAGGAAAACTGTAAACGCATCTATTTCTGATATTTCGCTGCTTGAACAATCAAGGTTCAGGGTAAGGGCTAACAAAATAAACCCGTTTGTAAAAGATAGAATCAATTCAGTAAACAAGGCTTTTCAAGACGGTAAGGTTTTAGTAAATGATCGACTTGCTCCAGATATTGCAGAATGCCTTGAAAAACAGGCTTATGATGACAATGGGGAACCTGACAAAAAAAGCGGTTTTGACCATGGTAATGATGCTTTTGGTTATCCGATAGCATTTGAGATGCCAGTTAACAAAAAAGTATTTTATTCAAAAATCGGATTCGGGAGATAATAATAATGGCTGAAAAAGAAATTGATTATGTAAATGATGAATACAAAAAAATTGTCAAAAAATGGAAAATCATTGATGACATTTGCAATGTAGAAAATGTAGAGGATTATGTAAAGACATTGAATGCAGATGACACAAGTCTTAAAAATATAGAACGCAACAGACTGTTTAGGGAACGTGCTATATTTTACGAATTAGCTTCATTTACAAGACAAACTCTTCTGGGTTTACTTTTCAAGAGGTGGCCAAAATTAAATGTTCCAAAATTGCTTGAATATGTAGAAAAAAATGTAAATGGTGAAGGAATTTCCATTTATCAATTATCTCAAATGGTCGCTAAGGAGGTAATTGGAAAAGGTAAAGCTGGATTGCTTGTTGATTTTCCACAGGTTGACGAACAACCAAGCGCAACTGACATGGCAGAGTTAAAGTATATTTCAACGATTCATTATTTCAAACCAGAACAGATATTATTGCCTGTTGAAACTATTACTGTAGGCGGTGTTTGTGTGCTGTCAAGGGTAAGGCTTTCTACAAGCGTTGAAGAGAACTACGAAACAATTCCAGTGATACGTGAATTGCTTTTAGACAATGGTATTTATGTTTCAAGGGAATGGAGAAACATAAAAGAAAAATGGGAAATGGTAAATGAAACGTTTGTAAAAGGTGGCAATGGCCAATATTTGAATTACATTCCATTTGCCTTTGTTGGTTCTGAAACAAATACGAAAGAAACTAATCAACCTCCATTGTATGGAATTTGTAAAATTAACATAGGGCATTATAACAATAGTGCTGATTATGAAGATTCTTGCCATACTTGCGGAGTTATACAACCTTGGGCTTCAGGTCTGTCAATGACAGAAATAAAGGAGATGGAAGAAAACGGCTTTTATTTTGGTTGTGGTAGACTTATCGGACTTGGCGAAGGTGGGACATTAGGATTTGCACAAGGTGAACCAAACCAGATTGTACGTGAAGCAATGGACAAAAAAGTAAATGATATTGTTGGTCTTGGTGGATCATTTATAATGCCTGGAAGTGCTGTAAAGACAGCTACGCAATCGGAAGGTGAGCAAGACACACAACATTCAAAGCTTTCCCTTATAGCAAGCAATATAAGTGAATCTGTTACAAAGTGTTTGAACTGGGTATGTAACTTTATGAACATTCCAGCTACAGATGATCTTGAATATACAATTTTCCAAGATTTCAAATCATACAAAACAGATGCACAGATGATAACTGCTTTATCAAATGCGATTACAGCTGGTCATTACAGAAAAGAAGCTTTTGTGAATTGGCAGAAAAAACATGGCATTGAAGATGAAGAGCAAAACACAGAAGAAATACTTGAAGAGCTTGAAGAGCAAAGTCCTAAAGTAACAATGCCAGATTTTAGAGTTGAGGACGAAGATTAACACATGGCAAAAACACCATCAAAACTGATTAACATTGCAACAAGACACCAGTTATTTCTGGAAGGTCACAAAACGCATATTGCTAATCAGTTTGATCCATTTCTTAAACAAATGGTAAAATCACTTGAGAAAAGAATTGCCACAAAGCAATTAACAGAGTTTTCAAGGGATAGAATTGAGAAGCTAATTACTAAACTTCAGGAAGATATTTCAGACATTTACAAAAACTATTATGGCGTGTGGAAAGATCAGGTTGTTGACTTTGCAAAATACGAATCTGAATTTGAAATCAATGCACTGAAACAAGTTGTTGAATTTGATTTTGTTACTCCAAGTCGTAAACTGTTGCAATCTGCTGTGTTTATGTCTCCGCTAAATACGAAGGATTACAAAGGGTATTTACTAAAGCCATTTTATGAAGAGTGGTCAGATCGTACAATTAAAAAGGTCGGTGGGATAATCCGTAATGGATATACGCAAGGATTAACAACACCACAAATTGTAAGGGAGATCAAGGGAACTAAAGGATTAAAATTTGCTGATGGGCAATTGGCAAGGGGTAAAAAAGATATAACACTTGTTACAAGAACAGCTTTACAACATACAGCAAATGAAGCCCG